ATTGTGCTGCCAGCGAAGGTTCCGAGATTGGTGTCGCCATCCACGATGCCCACAGAGGCGAGGATGTCGGAGATGTCGCTGTCGTTAGCAGAGATCTGAGTCTGGATGTTGGAGGAGACTCCAGCCAGGTAGTTCAGTTCGGTGGTGGTGATCGTGGCACCGTCGAGCTTGTTCAGCTCAGCTGCAGTAGCAGTGACGGTTACACTGTCAATGCGAAGAGGACCGGTGAAGTCGGAGATTCCGCTGTAGGTCTTGTTGCCCGTTACGGTCTGGGTGCCAGACAGGGAGACAACATTACCATCACCACCGATGCCGATGATGGAAGTAGCGTTGCCGTTGCCGTCGTCACCGTAGCCGTAGTAAAGAACGTTATCGGCTTCATTGAAAGCCAATTCCGCATTCTTGAGTGATGCGGGTGCGCCAGCTGCACCGGTGGCAGCGCGGCGTTTGATACGAATTTGGTTGGCCATTGGGAGGTTTGCAAACCTTGTACGAAGTTAGGTTGCCTACCTTGGGCTTTTTATACGAGTATTAGAAATTACCGCCGTCTTGAGTTCCGCCATTTCGCCATTCGCCGCTATTGTACAGCAAAGCATCGCCGGGCTGAGGATCAGTTACACGCACGTCGGAAAGGTTGTTAAGGCTAGACAGGCCAAGGTTCGCTCCAACAGCAATCAAAGTGCCCTCGGCTTTAACGTAGATCTGCTGGCTGTCTGTTGCATAGCACATTTCATTCTCTTGGATGTCCAAGATGTTTGCCTGCAAAGCCTCAAACGTACCACGCAGAGGCTTAAGACTGGAGCGATCTTGTGGGCTAATTGCCATAGTAGTTCACAGGTGCTATGCTAGTCTGCCGATCAGATCGTAGCAGTGCCACCGTCAATGCTGGCGTGAACAAAGTGGTCGGACACGACCCAGGCGCCGTCAACACGCACGTATTCGCGACCATCCTGAGGCGCGTCTATGATGCTCTCGCTAGTCTCTAGATAGCGTGGGACGCCAGCTTTGACTTGCACAATATCGGCGGCGTTGAAAAGCAACGGGTTAAAGTAAGGCGCATTGGGATCAAGACCTAAAGCAGTGCTGAACTCAGTGCCAATGTCAATTTGCTGGATTACTTCAAGCTCCTCGTAGCCCAGGGCCTTCATCTCGCTTTCGATGCTTAAGATCTGGGGTATTCTGAAGAAGGATCCAAAGGCAGCCATTAGGACAGTAACCTTGGAATAACGACGGACTTGGCCGTTCATCATAGGCTCGTCGTAATATTCCACCCTGTCGTCCACGATCATCTCGATTCCGTCATTCAAGCCTACAAGGCGCCCTCTCTCGGCCTTTTCCTTTACTGTAGGCAGATACTCGAAGCGACCTTCCAGGCCAAGGGGCCTAGCATTGGCCTTCATGTAATCGTAAACATCTTTGGGCTGTGATTGGTGAATGCCGTAAATCCTGTCAGCCATGGTTGAAACCGATATATCAAATATAGTCTGCCATGAAAAAAGGAGGCTCTTGGCCTCCTCTCTCCTATTCAGTTTATTTGGCCAGAGATCAGCGACGGGGGCCGTCAACCAGCTCAACGAACACGCCGGAAGCGGTTCCGGTGTAAGAAGCGATGGTGCCAGCAGGAGCGTCGCCAGTCAGGACGCCACGGACGTGGGCAATCACCACACCGTTGGGATCAGCGTCAGCCACGGCCAGGTCGACAGTTGCGCCGCCGAGGGTCACAGCCACGTCAACAGTTACGCCGATGCCGATCACGCGGACGGTCTTGGCGTGGTACAGGTTGCCGGGGAGGGTGGAGCCACCAGCCACGAGCTTCATCTCTTCGTCGAGATTAAAGCCTTCGCGTGGGAAGAGGCCAGATGAACGTGCAGCCATTGTTAGTTACCTAATGTAGAGGTCAAGGTTGGGGCCCTACCGTAGCGAGGTCCCTTTCAATACTATGATACCCAAATACGAGAAAAGGGCCCGCAGGCCCCGTTCCCTATTTAGCTGTTTGCCTGGAATCAGGAGGTAGCGTCGATACCGGAGAGGCGAGCAGCGGCGCGGCCGTTGATCAAAGCCATTCCGCAGTACCACTCAACACGGGTGATCAGCTGAGGCTGGTCGAAGGACTCGCCCAGTTCACGCACGTTCACAGAACCGTTCTGGATGCCGGTCAGGTGGTCGTTGCCGAAGGAGACAACATACAGGTCCTGCGCAGAAGGGTCGCTGTCCATGATAGCCACGTTCTTGTGGTCACGGTCAAGCTCAAGCAGGGGCAGACCCATGTAGGTGGTCTGCTGGTATCCGAACTCAGAACGAGCGATTTCGATCTGGCCGTTGTCACGAGCCTGCTTGGTCAGGGCACGACGGAGGGACTTGGAGCAAACGATGTACTTCTGGCCACCCTGGGCGTCCACGTTGTCGATCACTTCGTCAAGCTTGCTCAGGTCCAGAGCACCGCCGCCGTTGGCGAAGTACTGAGAAGAACCAGCAGCGATACGAGCGGCCAGGCCGTCGAACTCAGAAGGGGACTGGTTGGAGTCGCCGTTGATGAACAGAGCTTCCCAAGCCATGCGCATTGCGCGAACGCGGGACTGGATCTGATAAGCCTTGGCTTCAGCGCCCTCGAGGTCCACGATAGCGCGGTCAACCTTGATGTCGCCACCGAAGAGCTTGAGGCTCTCAGACTGCTGGCTCACTTCAGCGTAAGACTCAGCCAGGGCGCCGTTGTAGTTACGGAAACCGACATCGGGCAGGCTCTCTTCACGCTTCCAGAACAGGCCGTTGCCTTCGATGGAGCGGAAAGGGAGGACGGACATGAGCTGACCAGCGGCCAGTTCGGTTACAACAGCCAGCTCCTGAGGAGTCTTGGCATGCTTTTGAGCTTCGAGCAGAGTAAGTGCCATTGTACTGAATACCTAAAAAGATGAAAGGTGAAAAGGTTTGGGTGATTGAGTCGCCCAGCATCGCGCTGATTGCCTCAGGACACCCTGTCCAGTTCGCCTCATCACGAGCCGACCCTTGAGGGTATCATCTACAAGTAGAATACCTATACCGAACTTTGCATGAAAAAAGGGCCCGAAGGCCCTTGGGGAAGCATCAGATTCCGTGATGTCAGTTTATCGGGAACCGAAAGCACGTTGGAACATTTCCGTGGCAGATAGGCTGCTGAGGTCTTCGGTAGGCATGCCGTTAGCATCAGTGCCGCCGTAGCCGATACCAGCTCCAGCTCCCTTGGCGCCCTTGAAGAAGGTGCCATAGATGGGGTGAACCTTGTAGGAAGCGATAAAGTCCTCAGCGGAAATACGCTTTCCAGACTCCTTGTCCAGCACAGGGTCGCCGGCTGCGTCAACAACAGTCAGGGAGCCATCGGCCTCCTGGCGGAAGTTACCACCCACCTGCTGTGCCATCATGTCGAAGAACGACACGCCATCAGCAGCGTCAGTGCGGCCACCAGCGGAGTAGAACACCTTTTCGAGGGCGTACTTCTTCTGGTAGTCCTGGAGCGCAGCCTTTGCAGCGGCGGCCTCTTGAGCGGCAGCCTCGGCCTGCTTGCTGTACTTAAGCTCGATAGCCTCCTTGGCCTCGCCAAATTGGGCCTGCACACGGGCAGCTTCAGCGGCTTCAGCCTGGAGCTTGGTGTATTCGTCGGGATTAATCTCGGCGAACTTTTCGAGCTGGGACCTGCTTTCCTTCAGGTCGCGCTCATACTGCTTGCGTGCTTCACGCTCAGCCTTGAGGGCCTTGAGCAGATTCTCCGCATCAGAGCGGGGCATCATTTCTTCACTAGATCCAGCAGGCGCTGAACTAGCTGCCTCGGGTACTGCATTCTCTGCAGAGACGTTGAGGTTTTCTCCAGACATGTTGAAAGCCAAGGATCACCCTTGGTTAAAAAGTTCAATCTAAGATACCAATCGGCCTATTCGGCCCAAAATTGCTTGGGGCAGAGAACGTCGGGATTGCCATTGATCCAGGTCTTGGCTTCCATGAAGCAGCCGCATTCAGAGCAGCGCTTCGAGTCCGCGAGAAAATATGGACACGCCTGGCACGTTTCGTAACGAGCGCTTCGAACGGCTGGGCTGACTGTTCCGTTCTGAGCACCCATGGCAGCGACCTGCAGGCCACCGCGAAGCATCTCGCCCTTGGTGGCCTTCACTTTAGTAGCCTTCTTCTTAGCCTGAGAGGCCTCCATCAGGTTATCGTGCCTTGCCTTCGGCCATGCTGACACTGGCCCAGCAGGAAGAGTGCCAGCACTGCGAAACACCTCTGGAGATAGCATGGCACTAAAAAGACTGCGTTAGGATACCTAGAGGGCTGCAATGCGCGCTTGGAAGTCAGCAAAGTCGGTAGAGGCCGCAGCAATCGCCTTAAGGACGTCCTGACTTGCCAGTATGTCGGTCACACTTCTGGAATTAGTGCCATCCGTCAAGGTTGAGCCCTGTATAACGCCCGTCTCACCAAAAAGGGCAACGGTTGGGACTTGACTAGAGTTAGCTGCGACGACATTGGTTCCGACCACGGTAGGAGCACCAATAGCAGTAGCGGCCGCAATGCTGTCAACTTCAAGGCTGGCGGGTATGACGTCGGCGACCTGAGCGGGCTCAAACTTCTGGTTGAGGTTGTTCCATTGCAGGACGTCACCTTCGGCTAAAGGGCGTTCCTGCGGATCGCTTGTTCCGATCTCCCTGACCCAAACGGTTTGAGCACCACCAATCACAGGCGCGATGTCGTAATCAAATCGCGTGCCCCCGCAGTTGTAATGGTTGAATGAGGTGCTGACAACTCCCGTCGACGTCCAAGGCCCCTCTGGGCCTGCCGTGGAAAACTCGAAACCTGTCCAGGTCTGGTGCGTCGCCCCGAAGCTGGGGTCGGCTTCTTCGGTGGCAACGTCGACCGCCGTAGCGCCCAGCGTTGCCATGTTTTCAACTGTCGCCAACGCTACCTCGAACTGAGAACAGTTACCGGTCGAAATAACGCTGTCGTAGCGGTAAACAGAACCGCTGGGAATGGACGGAGTCAGCTTAAAATCATCCATATCCTGGATGCCCAGGGAGACGGCACCTGTTTCGCCGTTAACGCTATCGACTGCGTTACCAGGAGAAGACACCCAGCCAGCGTCTTGCCTCGCATAAGGTGTGCCATCTTCAGG